TCTAGTTCAACCAAATCTGCCAGCGTGAAATCAGCCAACCTGACTTGCCCGTTGGCTGTGACGACGGCCCACTCGTCAGCCATATCAGGTACCTACGCTGCTAACAGTTGAAGCAGCTGATCCGGTCCCAGATACCTCTACTGCGCCGCTCACTGACTGGGTGATGCTCAGATCAAAGTGTGCTTGGCCGAAGAAATACTGGGCTGTGTTTGAGCTGTCTGGGTACAAATAGAATTTGCGCCCAGCAGCCACTGAATTAGTGATGCCGTACTGCGAACCTGCAGCAGTGTCCCAGTAACCCGCAAAGGAAATAGCGCCATCGGGATTTCCCACGACATAAACCTTACTAAGGTCGCCGAACGCCGTAACTTCCGTTTTGTCTGTGGTGGAGTCCAAGCCCCAAGTGTTGAGGTTTGCAACTGGTGTTGCAGCTGCAGTGCCATTGGCGGAAGCGTCGATATATACACGCCCGCGTTTTCCACTGATCGGATTAGCCATCTGTTTCTTCTTTCACTAGGCCACACGCTGCAAGCAACGTGTGGGCATTATTTGGAAACGTACGATCAGTGACCACACGTTTTGCCTGCTGTGCAGCAATCTGCCGCTCAACCGGATTTGCAAGCGCCCAGCGGATTAGTTCGCCAAGCTCCTCAGGGCTTTCAAAAGTAGGAAGCATAGGGAACAGCTCATCTGATTCACCACGAGACTGACGAGCAAACCAGGTGCCAGATGCTGCTAGTTCAATTTCTCGTGGACCAACAGACCATCCATCAGCCCCATCAACCACATCACCATTGGTTTCAGTTCTGTATAGGTTGAAACTGGTTTTGGCTCCACGATACAACTCAGCTGTCTGCTGATTGTCAATGCAATCTTCAAGGTCATGCACAACATGTTCAGCAATGCTGGCTGGTGTGTTCTGCCAGTTACCAGCTAACGCAAGATCAATGCCACTGAAGTTGCAGCGTTCTAAGAATGCAACCCTGCTTGGGTAACCAGTACCAACAAACACACAATCAGACTTGTAGTCATCGTGTGCTTCACCCTCGTGATGAATGTCAGGCCGGTAAGCGTGTGGTGTGTACACAGCTTTGGTCAGCTGCGAATACTGGTTGATGTTGGTTGGGTCATTCAAAGCCACCACATCAAAGTGTGGTGCGATCAACAGCTGCCGTGATTCCTCATAAGGTGATTCTGTCATCACACAAGCTGTTTTGATCCCACGACCACGACAAACTTCTAAGAACTGTGGATCAACAGTGAACCCTGAAACAAACACAATGACTTGTGGCCACCAATACAACACTGATTGTGGCAGCCCACTAATTGCGAAACTGTACACATCTCTGGTTGTGGGAAAGGCTTTGATGTAGGTGCCATCATCCATGCCAAGGTGGGCCACGCTGCCCCATGTGAGACGATCACCAAGGTTGTATTGCTGAACATCGTGACCTAGTTCTGTGAACCCTTCACACCAACCATCAAACACATCTTGCACACTGAAGTTGGGGCCAGGGTGAACAACAAGGATGCGCACTCAGAAAACCTTGCCCAGTGCTTCAACCTGTTTCCGTTTGTAAGCGCCAACAGCACTAGGTGTGCCAGCCTTGATTCCATTAGACCAAGCCTTTTTGCCTTTGGTGCCAGGATGCCGTGTGTATGCAGCAAAGTTGCCGTTGCCCCACGCTATCACCTTGCGTTTCTTGGCACCTTTGCGAGCACCAGAAAGTGCTTGTGCAGTATCAGCACCACCCATCATTGCTGATATGAGGTTGGCACCTTTGCGCATCTTCGCTGTAGTACCAGGCACAATGGCATGGGCTGATGCACCATACTCAACAACTTTCCACACACCCATGGGAACAGCCTTTAGAACTGCTTGTGCTTTCCCACCAGTGTTTTCCATGTCGTATCGTGCGTTGAGTTTCACCCCACCTTTGAACCCAACTTTGGAACGATCCTTGCCCCAGCGTGACAGCTGCCCATCCCCACCAGTAGCAGCCTTGCCTGAAGCAATCACAGCATCCTTGTAAACCAATGCTGCAGCAGCAACTGCTGCAGTGTTCACCTTTTCCATCTCTTGGCCTGCTTTAACAATCTTTGCACCGAACTCTGCGACACTATTAGAAGTGCCCATCAGATCATCACCCTGACTGTCAGATCAGCTGCGTAGTAGCCAACATCAGCCACAATCAGTTCACGATATGAACCGTAGGACTCAACAAAGAAATCCATGCCTGGTGCATCTGCTTCTTCGATAGCTGTGATTGCAGAACTGGGATCATCAGCATCAAGGAGCTGGTCCAACCCAGCCATCTGGTCAACACTTCTGCGTGACACCATGGCAATCACATCAACAGTGATTTCACGTTTGCCATCAAAGGTCAGTGGCCTGACGTTAAACCCGCTGATCATCACACACGGAACTGCCACATTGTCTGGTGGGTACCGGTACACGTTCAGGCCAGGCACATCACTAATTGCTTGGGCTAGTGCTTCCCTGATTTCACCATTGCTGACAGTGCTGCTCATGCGATACCAAAACTGTGTGCGTGCCTGTATGGTGCAAGAAAGTCCATTGCCCTTGGCGGCAACGACTTGCCGACACGCATGACACCGTATTCACCAAAGCCTGCAACACCCAAGGGTGATTCTTGCATCTTGGCTATTTCTGCCACCATGATTCTGCACGCCTGTTTCACTTCAAATGGGACTTTGGGCCAGCCCCACACACCAGTGATTTCCACAGTGTTTTGCCTCATGTTGAAGGTTGGTACAGGCCACTGCACACCACCAAGCAACTGCAGACTTGTATATGGCTCAGATGCTTGTGATGCGTTGTATGGCAACAGCTGGTAAGAGGTTGCACCAATGGTGGTGGAGTAGACACCATTGCCAGTTGGGTCAGTCTTTAGTGTGGTGACGCTCACCAGATCGTTAAATGACCCAAACGTCAGGCTGTAGATGTCATCTGTTGCAAAGGTGCGTGCTTCTGTGGTCTGGAAAAACTCGCGTTCACAGTAGCGGTCAATCTTTCTTGACACAGCCTCAACCACATCATCCAAAAGGCTTGTGTCTTGCACGAGGTTCTGCCCCACATAGGCAACTGCTTCTGCTTGTGTGAGATAACCATTTGTTATTGTCATGCGTTCATCTCCATGCTGCAGCTCTTACATCATCACCCTGCACATCAATCACATGCTTTGCAAAGTTGCGTGTGAGGATTGTGGAAAGGTGGTCTGGGTCCACATTGCTGTAGTACTCATCTTCTTGAAGTGGGCCACCATCAGCAGCGCTGTGTGGTGTGCGCTCGTAGCATGCTGCTGTGAATACCAGCAAGCCTGTTCTGTGGTCCAAAAGGTTTTTCAGGTGGGCTATATGTAGTGGCCAATCAGGTGTGTGTTCTGCTACTTCCAAATGCAACGCCACATCAAACTTGTCTGTGCTGCCATAGTCCAAGATGTCTCCCACCCATGTGACATCTGGTGCCGGCACAAGGTCAACCACTTCAAAAGTTGAATGATCAAACAGGTAGCTTGCGTTGCCGTTCACATCCCTGCCGCCACAATCCAGAACAGTGCAAGGCCCAGAAGGTACCCACCTTTGGACCCATTCAAGCACTGCATGGTGCATCAGATCACCTCAGGTTTCCGCCACCAGAAGAAGTGTGCAATCAAGATCAATGGTAGCCACTGGACTGGTAACACTTGGGCTGCAGCAATGGCCATCACAGGCCCAGCAGCAGTATGCAAAAGTCTCACAGTGTCAGTTGCCACCAACAGCTGCCCATACGCAATCAGGAGTATCAGAAGTGTTTGCCAAGAAGGATGATACAAAGCCGCAAGGGTTGCGCCCCACGGGGCGACCATCAGCCATGCATCACGCCAGCGCCCATTGTGAGCTTCCAACGCAGTCTTGAAAGGATGTTCATGCACTCTGCGCAATACAGGCTGTGCAGTTACCTGATCGATCTGTGGTTTGCGAACAAACCACACAACAGCCGGCACAATCAAACCCACCAGCATGATCGGATGCCATGCCCACACCGCAGCAAACACAGGTGACGTTTCCTTGATAGAAGCGGCAACCAAAATCAGCAACACCGCTACAGGCCACAGCCCATGATCGAAACACGCAACAGCCATGATCGCCACAGCCATCGCCGGTAAATCAACGCCAACAGGCCGAACAACCTGCGGACCCCACACACCAGGCAACGCCAACAACAACACTGCTGCAGCCGCTGCACGTTCCCAACCAAGATCAGATCCCCACCACAACATGCCAACCGCTGCAACAACCCATGACGTAACCCACACTGCACGCCATCTGCGCAGATCATCCTTGCAGATGGTCGGGAGCAACCATCTCAGGTTGAACGGTCTTGCCACCGGTACTCCACGACCAGCGAGGATGTACCTGCTGGCATCAGGTCCTAGCATTGTCATCTGTCGTGCGTGGTTCTTCAGGTGGGGTCACACCCATTGTCTTTGTATCTGACGGCCAGTAAACCCTGCCACCTTTGTGATGGCCCACATGGGCAGTCGTATCCACATAAACCTTGTGGCCCTGCTCGCCCGCACGCAAACAGAAACTTACATCTTCGCCTAGCGCCCACTCCGAGCCGTCATCACCAAAGCGAATATCGAAACCAAACCAGCAGTTAGTACTACCACCACTCGCATCAAACATCTGTTGCAACACGCTGCGATGAATCAGCAGGCAACCAGTGCCAGTGGCTGTGACTTGCGCAAGCTGGTTTGGTACCCAGTCCAGCATCACTTGTGTGATGGTGTTGGGGTTATCAATGAACAGTGTTGGGATCACACCATCTGCTGTGAGGATCACACACAGGGCACCAAGGATTTTGACATCATGTTCAACAGCTCGTGCAACCATCTGATGCATCAGCTCTGGTTTGAAAACCATATCTGTATCTACAAACCACAACCATTCAGCATCTGGGTAGTTGTGTAAGAACTCGTCACAAATCCTGTTGCGAGCTTTGGCAAGGTTCGCTGTTGCTTCCAATGCCACATAGTTGTAGAGCAAACGCAGATCAATTGGGTTGGGTGACTCAGGGCAATCAAGTGCTTCCCATACCTGTACTGCTCGTTCTCGGTCCCACATGTCAAGTTCCCAGAAGGAGCGCATGAACCGTGTGGAAATGTCATGGCCTGTTGAAGGGAACGCCAACAACACTTTGCCAGGGTGATCAAAAGTTTCTTGCATGTTTATCCTTTGGGTTTTCGGGATTGGGTGGTGGTGCAAGCAAGCCCACTGCTTGCACCACCATCACAGATTTGACTAGCTCAGGACCTGTTTGAAGCCAGTGCCCTGCAAAATAACGCTGGCTTGTGTATATCTCCCAGCTGTAAAGGCAGAGTAGCCATATACAACCATGGTCACGTTGAGCGAAGCTGCAGCAACCTCGTTGAGGGTAAGACCCACCGGAGCTGACGCATCTTCCATCAGCAACACATCCTGCCTTCTCGTGATGATTACGCGATCCTCATCAGTGCTTGCACCAAGGATGATTGGCACGCCAGCGTCTGTGACAACTGGAACACCAGCAATCGACCCCACAGGAGCATAGCCAGCTGCAACACCAGCACCAACAGCGTTGAAAGCGTTGTAGCCCTCAATGGCAACCAGTGGGCGCAGTGAAGAATCAGACTGGGCGCATAGCCAAGCCCAACGCCGTGGGTGCATGACAATCAGGTCTGCTGCCGCGTATCGTGCAGCGTTGACCTTGCCAATGCCATTGTGGATTGCAGCGACGAAAGACGCGCCAGTTGTACCAATCCACCCTGCGGTGGAAACGCTTGTGGTGTTCAAAATTCCGAAGTGCCCACCAGCAGTTCCATCACCACTGATAGCGCTGACGTTCACCTTGGTCGCGTACTGCTGATACAGATCAGCCAAGAGGATTTCACCAATGCCAGTTCCACGATCAATGGACTGACGAGAAACAACCTGCTGGCCAGCAAACGTGCGCACTGGGACAGTTAGGTCAGATTCCGTGAATGTCACGTTGGATACCGCCACACCCTGTGTTTCCTGCGCCGCCACCGAAGTGCTCGTGGCACCCCTCGGTATCGTGATTGTCATACCCTGCTCTGGCAACGGAACCTTGGTAATTGCTTCAAGGAAAGGCCGACCAGATGCAAGCGTTGCAGCAAACTGATCAGTCATGAACTGGGGGACTACCAAGCCCCCGAAATTTCCGGTCGTGCTGCGGTAATTGATAAGGCTTTCATCACGGCTGCGTGCAAGACGATCAGCAGCAGCAGCATCATTGTTGAACCTGGCTGCAACAGCATCCGCAAGGAAGTTGTGCTCACCATCTTGACGGTAGGTCTGCTCTTCTGAAACAACTTTGATATTCATTGGGATCACTTCTTTTCTGGCTTCTGCAGCCTTCTCGGATCGGGATGCAAGATCAACAAGATCAGATTCACGCGCCTGAAGGGCTGTGATCTTGTCGTCAATCTCGCGAAGTTCTGCGCGTGCCGCGTCAAACTTCTCTGTCTCTTCTGCGCTCATCTCGCCGCGGCCTTCAGCCTCTGCCAGATTGAGAATTGCTTGTACAGCTTCTTCAGAAACTTCACGTTCATCAAGAGCTGCAGAAATCAAACTGCGGATCTGCTCCAACATATTTGGAACCTTTCTTGTTTAGGAAT